CCAAACGCTTGGCTCTAACGAGATGAAGGGATATTAATCATGGGTGGAGTATTTGGAGGTGGTGGTGGTGGTGGATCTGTAAAGGCTCCTGAGCCAAAGCCAGAATCAAAACCGGTTGCTGGTGTAGAAAAAGCCACACAAGCACAAGAAGAGGCTGGCGCAAAGATGCGTGGTTCAAAACGCAGAGGCCGTCAACTGCTGTCTGATGCACGATTAAATGCAGAGATGGGGATGCAAGAAACGCTCGGTTCTACTCAAAAAATATAAAGGACAGTCATGCCAGATACCGATAAGATGCAAGCCAAAGTAGCCAAAGTAATGCGCGAGTATTCTAAAGGAAAACTCAAGTCAAGCTCTGGTCAGAAAGTAAAAACACCAGCTCAGGCAAAAGCAATTGCTATGTCTGAAGGCCGTAAAGCGGGAGGGTACTAATATGAAAGCTGGCCTCTATGCCAATATCCATAAAAAACGTGAGCGGATCGAGTCGGGATCTAAGGAGAAGATGCGTAAGCCTGGCTCTCCTGGCGCACCAACTGATGCTGCATTTGTTAAAGCCGCTAAGACTGCAATGAAGCCTAAAAAGAGCTAGTGAAAAAAGAGCATAAGAGTCCAAGCGGCGGCCTTACTGAGGCTGGCCGCAAGTACTTTAAACGCACAGAAGGCAGCAATTTAAAAGCGCCTTTGAGCGATGGAGTTAATCCGCGGCGCGTATCGTTTGCGGCTCGGTTTGCTGGTATGTCTGGCCCACTCGTTGACGAGAATGGAAAGCCAACGCGCCTAAAGCTGGCTCTGAAGAAATGGGGATTTGGTAGCAAAGAGGCAGCGCGTAACTTTGCCAATAGACACAAAAAGGATTGATATGGCTGAAATGATGAGATTAAAACCAGAGGACATCCTCAAGCGCCACGATATAGCGTTGCGTAAGAAAGAGGACTTTAGAGACCTATACGATGAGGCATACGAGTTCGCTCTGCCACAACGTAACCTTTATGACGGCTACTACGATGGTAAGGTTGGCGGTGCTAAGAAGATGAATCGTGTGTTTGATGCAACTGCTATTAATTCAACTCAGCGTTTTGCTAATCGTCTACAGTCAGGAATATTCCCACCACAACGTAAATGGTGCAGATTAGAAACTGGCCCAGATATTCCAGAAGACCGCAAAGCAGAGGCATCCGCAGCTCTTGATATCTATGCAGACAAGATGTTTGCAACTCTCAAGCAGTCTAACTTTGACATTGCGATGGGTGAGTTCTTACTTGACCTAGCAGTTGGTACGGCTGTAATGATGGTTCAGCCTGGTGATGACACATCGCCAATTAACTTCATTCCTGTGCCACAGTTCTTGGTTGCCTTTGAAGAGGGCGCTAATGGTCAGGTAGACAATGTATACAGACGGATGCGTATCAAGGGCGAGGCGATTATCCAGCAATGGAGAGATGCTGAGATTCCTACAGACCTACAGCAAAAGATTGACCAAAAGCCAACAGAAGACTTTGAGTTGATTGAGGCTACAGTATTTGATCCAAAGCGTGGAGACTTCTGCTATCACGTTATCCACAAAGAATCCAAGCAAGAGCTGGTCTATCGCAGACTCAAGAAGAGTCCTTGGGTAGTCAGTCGCTATATGAAGGTAGCCGGTGAGATATACGGCAGAGGCCCATTGATTACTGCGTTGCCTGATATTAAGACATTGAATAAAACACTAGAGCTAGTATTAAAGAATGCATCTTTAGCTATATCCGGTGTGTATACCGCAGCTGATGATGGAGTTCTTAATCCAGCAACAGTCAAGATTGTGCCAGGAGCCATCATTCCTGTAGCGCGTAATGGTGGCCCACAAGGCGAATCACTAAAGCCATTGCCACGAGCTGGTGATTTTAATGTGGCTCAGATTATCATGGGAGACCTACGCGGGAACATTAAACGCATACTGCTAGATGAGAGTTTGCCTCCCGATAATATGTCTGCTCGCTCCGCAACAGAGGTTGTAGAACGCATGAAGGAGTTGAGTCAGAACCTAGGATCTGCATTTGGCCGATTAATTAATGAGACCATGATTCCTCTTGTTGCAAAAATATTGCAAGTGATGGATGATCGAGGCATTATCGATATGCCATTGCGTGTTAATGGACTAGAGGTTAAGGTAGCACCAGTTGCTCCATTGGCCATGGCTCAGAACATGGAAGACGTAACCAATGTTATGCAGTTCGTACAGATGGCTCAAGGCTTTGGCCCAGAGGGTCAAGCCACACCGAAGATGGGCGAGATTACAGACTACATTGCAGAAAAGCTGGGCATCCCAACAAAACTGCGGTATGACTCCGCTGAGAGACAGTACAACCTCCAGCAGATTGCACAACAGGCAGCTCAGGTTGCCGAGCAAAACCCAGAGGCTGTACCCGAAATGCTGAAAATGGCTGGAGGCTAATAGATGAATGTTGACGGATGGGCTGGCCTAGAAAGTGTAGTTACAGATATTCGCGATGTTGACCAATCAGTAGAAGACCTAAACAAATTATGCCTCCGAGTTCTCAGCTCAGAGGATGGCGAAAAACTAATGAAGTGGTTAAGAACCACTTTGTTAGAGCAGCCAGTTGCCTTGCCTGGCGCTGATCCTAGCTATGCTTTTTACCGAGAAGGACAAAACAGCGTAATTAGGGATCTTGAAGCAAGGATTAATAAAGCAAGGAAAATGTAAACATGGAAACTACCGAAGCAGTCCAGCCCACAGAGAATGGTGGCCTACTGGACTCAGTAACAACTGAGGACAGCCAAGGTACCGAGCAGCAAAACCCAGAATCAACACAGATATCTCATTTAGCAGAGCAAGAGGATGACACTCCGCTAGACCGGCCTGATTGGTGGCCTGAGAACTTTTGGAAGAAAGACGATTCAGCCCCCGATCTAGAGGGCATAGCCAAGTCTTGGATGGATCTTAGGAAACAGATATCGCAAGGCAAACACAAAGCACCAGCTGATGGAAAGTATGACGTGTCTGCCTTTGGCTCTATTCCTGAGAATGACCCAGTTCGATCCCATGTGATGGGTTGGGCAAAAGAAAATGGGATATCGCAGATGGCCTTAGATAGTCTCGTTGGCACAGTTGTTGGTATGGGAGCAGAGAAAGTAGAGTCTGTTACCAGATCCCTTGCTGAAGAGAAAGCATCCCTTGGGCCTAATGCAGATGTAATTATTAAGGGAATGACAGATTGGGCCAGGGGTCTTGTAAACAAGGGAGTATGGGGTAAAGATGACTTTGAAGAGTTTAAGTATATGGGCGGTACTGCCAAAGGCTTAAAGGCTTTGATGAAACTGCGTGAGACCTATGAAGGTTCTCGCATCCCAGTTGAGTCTGTACCCATTGAGGGCGCTCCCTCCAAAGACGAGTTGTACCAAATGGTTGGTGATCCTAAGTACAAGACAGATCCATCCTACCGCGCCAAGGTTGAGAAGATGTTTGCTCAAAATTTCGGCTAATATAAAGAATCTCCTCACGAGAGTGACCCTTACCCCGGTGCAGTTAGCCGGGGGTTTTTTTATCCACATTTAGTTGGTATAAAAAATATTTCACTAGATGTTGTATTTTTCCTACATTTCTGCTAGAAACTCATTAAGGCATACCATTTAGTTGGCCCTTGATGCAGATTAATCTGACGATTGGCTACCGCAAGTAGCAAGCGTAGGCCCTGGCAACAGGCACACCAAAGCAAAAACCCAATTTATTTTTTACCTATTTAGGAGAAACACATGAGCATTTCATTATCTAATGCCTTTGTTACCCTCTTTGATGCTGAGGTAAAACAGGCTTTCCAGGGCAAAGCAATGCTGGTAGGTGCTGTTCGTCAGCGTAGAGGAGTTGAAGGCTCTACTGTTAAGTTTCCAAAGGTTGGCAAAGGTGTGGCTACCCCACGCATTGCACAATCTGACGTAACTCCATTAAACGTAGCATTTTCAAGTGTAACTTGCACCCTATCTGACTTTAATGCCGCTGAGTACAGCGACATTTTTAGCCAGGCTAAAGTTAACTTTGATGAGCGCCAAGAGCTTGTACAAGTTCTAGGCCACGCTATTGGCCGTAGACAAGACCAGTTGATTCTTGATGCTTTGACAGCATCTAGCACCAGCTTGACTGTTTCTAACGATATCGGTGGTAGCGATACCAACATGAACGTAGCCAAGTTGCGTGAAGCCAAGAAGTTGTTGGATAAAAATAACGTACCTCCAGAGGGTCGTAACATTATCCTCCACGCAAATGGTTTAGCATCGTTGTTGTCTGAGACAGCTGTAACTAGCTCTGACTTTAATACTGTTAAAGCA